CTTCTCTGGGAAGTCCATATGACCTACAGATCAAACCTTACACAGCAGAACACGCCTTATATCATTACTGCACCTAAGAACCTTATGTTATCTGTTAAGAATATAATGCTTAAGATCTTTGGTAAAGAACGTGTAATAGAACTCAACAACACACAGAACATCAAAGATATTATCGATGTATTAGATTTGAAAGTAGATTTCAAAGGTAAGGACTTGCTCGAAACGCTGGCTACGATATGGAACATGGCTCTTGCAATGTTAGGTTTGATGAACGGAACACAGAAAAAGGAGCGTATGATAGAGATCGAATCAGACATGAACCAGTGGGAAAACTTGACAGTCCTCGGCGGCACACTGATGGCAAGAGAGACAATGCTTGACAAGGCTATGAAACTCGGAATGGCTTCAGGAGACGTAAAGATCAGAAAGATCCCGCTTGAAGAGCTTGTATCGTATCCTGCCACAAACATGATCTACGAATCACAGGACCTGAACACAGGTGAAACAATAAAGGAAGGTGAGGAATAATGGGTAGATATACACAGACAGTTCTTGAAATATTACAGGAAGCTGCTCCTAACGCCAACATTCTTGATTTATCTGTATTAACAGACGTTTCATCTCAGACATTGTTCCTCAACGCACCCCTTAATGTATTATCAGATAAAGCAAGAGCAAACTTCATAACACAGTTTACTCTTCATTATCTGAGAGATGAGATAGGAATGGAAACACTTCCGCTTTGGCGTTTTGCTCTTGCTGAGAAGCTGTATAATAACGCTGAGTATATCAACGCTATTTATGACAAACTTTATTTGCAGGCATACACCGAAGTAGAGCTCAACAATCACTCTTCGAATGGTACAAGAACATCGGTCGGTACTGCGTCTGATGTAACAGCAAACAATCTCCGTTCCGACACATCACATACCGATATCAACACAGCGAACGGAACAAGAGCAAACACAGGCTCACAGGCTACAACTTCGGCTGATAACAACGTGCAGACAAACGATCTTACAGATTTACGGCAGGAGCGTGGTTCTAACACCGTTGCTAAGATCGGTACTGATACAGCTACAGACACAGGTACACAGGCTACAGAGAACAATCTGCAGGATCAGACGTTGCACAACACAACCGACACTCAGAACTACGGTTCAACTGCTACACAGAATTACGGTTCGATAAGTGAGGATCTTAAGAACACTAAACAGAAAGAGTCTAATATTAAACTCTATACTACAGAGAATGAGAAGTCATTTGATCAGAGAGACACAGAAAAGACCTTCGACGGTAAAGCAATTGATGATTCAACATCACGTATTGATCAGAACGCTATGGGCTTTAACTTCGACACCCCGCAGGGCAGCCTTGACGAGCTCAGAGACCCCGGCGGCGTTCCGGGCTCCGGCTCAGGACAGTCTGCTGTAGGCAAGGGAATAGAATACGCAACAGGGCAGGATTACAACTACTTCTCTGCAGCAACTGAGAACGACAGCACGGCATGGAACACAGGACACAATGAAAGATCTTACGATGACTACGCTGAGCACACAGCTGAAAAAGGTAAAGAAATCAATAAAGAGAAGTGGAACATCGACGGTACAACAAACAAAGATGAAAGAGAGATCTTGACTAAATTTGAAACAGGCACAGTAACTATTACAACACCCACAGGCGGATCACAGGTCTTAGACGGTGATGTAAACAGGAAACTCGGCTCTGATAGTAACGTTAAATCAGGATCAGACGCTTTGGTAAAGACCGGTACAGAGACATTAACTAAATCAGGAACACAGACGCGTACAGATAACTTAACACATGAGGTTCTGTATGACACAGAGGAAACAAACACAAGAAACCTTGACACGACAGATAGGCGCACCGGATCTGTAAGAGATAACAGACAGGGCTTCAATCAGACGATCGACGACTTACACGAAGCTACAAGCAATAATCAGATCAACAACGGCTCAGCTTCAACTGTAAACAGCGGAACGATCAACAGTGATAAGAACACATCTGATAACACCTTGTTATCTGATACAGGAAATGCTGAAACATACAAGATCGATTTCTTACAGTGGGCAATGCGTCCTAACATAATGAACGACGTATGGAAAGTATTTGATGACCTCTTCATGTGGTTGTATAACTAATAGAAAGGGTGATAAAATGAATACGATCGGAACACTTCCGCACGCTCCGGGAAAACTTACAATACCTACTGAGTTTGCCCAGTGTATGTCGTACGAACAGCAGATATTGTGGATCCTGAAACACAAACAGACCGAATTAGAAGCAGGCGACGGTATCATATTAACGCCCACATCTGATGGTAAGATATTGATACGTTCTACTGGTGGTTCTGGCGGTTCTGTTGTTGTTGAAGTCACGGAAACAATAACAGAGCCCGCAGGAACAGACGCATACGTAGAGGACGTATCAACAGATCCTGATATTGTTCAGCTTGTATTCCATATCCCCCAGGGTCCGCAGGGCGAACAGGGTCCTCAGGGTGAAAGAGGTTTGCAGGGTGTGAAAGGTGACAAGGGTGATCGCGGTGAACAGGGTGAAACAGGACCCGCAGGACCTGCAGGACCCGCAGGACCTCAGGGCGAGCAGGGTGAAACGGGACCTCAGGGACCTCAGGGCGAACGCGGACCTATTGGAGAAACAGGCGAAACAGGACCGCAGGGACCGAAAGGCGATACTGGCGCAACTGGTCCGCAGGGTCCGCAGGGTGAGACCGGTGCGACAGGTCCTCAGGGACCTAAAGGCGATACAGGAGACACGGGAGCTACCGGACCTCAGGGACCTAAAGGCGACACGGGTGAGCAAGGACCCGCCGGACCTAAAGGAGATACTGGCGCAACCGGACCTCAGGGAGCAACCGGAGAAACAGGGCCACAAGGACCCGCAGGAGCCGACGGTGTAACACCTCATATAGATTCTACCACAGGCAACTGGTTTATAGGTTCAACAGACACAGGCGTTGCGGCTACTGGTCCACAGGGACCCACAGGAGCTACCGGAGCCGCTGGTCCTCAGGGTGAAACAGGACCCGCTGGACCTCAGGGCGAAACTGGTGCTACCGGAGCCACAGGAGCTACAGGACCTCAAGGTGAAACAGGACCCGCTGGACCTCAGGGACCCGCCGGACAGAACGGAACAAACGGTACAGACGGTGTAACGCCTCATATAGATTCTACGACAGGTAACTGGTTTATAGGTTCAACAGACACAGGGGTTCATGCACAGGGTCCTCAGGGCGCTACCGGAGCTACCGGACCTCAGGGACCTCAGGGCGAAACAGGAGCAACTGGACCTCAGGGACCTCAGGGAGAAACAGGAGCTACCGGACCTCAGGGACCCGCAGGACAGAACGGTACGAACGGAACAAATGGTACTGACGGTGTAACGCCCCATATAGATTCTACGACAGGTAACTGGTTCATAGGATCGACAGACACAGGAGTTCATGCAGAGGGTCCGACCGGACCCGCAGGAACTACAGTGCAGACAGTTCCGGTATTATCAGTACAGCGCCAAAGTTTTACACCTACTGATTCAACCGGGCGACAGCTTACTGTTAGTGCTACGTCGGTTAATGCTATCTTGAACGGAGCATCGACTACAAAGATATATTACACATATGACGATAAACAGTTAATTTCGCTTTCATATGCAACTACTGCGGATTTGGTTATACCTGCAGGAGCTACAATAACAATTTCAGGCACAGCTACGTTCAAGGTAACTGTTTCATATGGTTGGGGCAAGACTAATTACCTCAAATTTAATAGATATAGATTTGGTGCAACGAGTGCTGCAGGATTGTTATATTCAATCGAATATCCTAATCTTAGTCCTAATGTCTCTGATTCCGGTACTAGTGTGACAGGAACAGTTACGATTAAACTCATTAATCTTACTGCTTCTTCTATAACAGTTCCTAGTCAAACATTTGCCGGTCCGTATATAAACTTATATTAATAGAAAGGATGATGTTAACATGTTACCTTCAATGTTTACCGTACCGACGGAATTTTCGGCTTGTCTCACTTATGAGCAGCAGGTGCTTTGGCTTTACATGCATGTCTTCAATATGATCAGTGAGATCAATCAGATCGAAGAAGATATTAAAGTCCTCGACCCGCTCGAACAGATCCCTGTCATCAATGCAATGAAAGCTAAGATCAACGAGATCATTACAAATTTCAATGCCCTTAATACAGACATTGATCGTTTGGGTAACCTTGTAACCGTAGACATAAAGAACATACTTGTTTCACTGGGTTACGTCGACACAAGCGAGGTTGACTGGGATTGGAAGAAAAACACAGTAAATGTAATTACACCCTTGACAAACTCGTAATTATATGATATAATTAATATTGAGGAATAATGTACCGGATTCAAGTGCAAATAAGTCCCGTTGAAATTGATACGGTGCACATCGCCTGACTAACGGTTTTTCGGACATTATTCCTCTTTTTATTTAAAAGAAGGTGCTAATAATGAGAAACTGGACGCGTGAAAGCATAATTGAAGTGATCAGGCGAAGACTTTTGGAATTAATAAAAATGGAGAGATTATAATGGGAAGAGAATGGACAAGAAAATCAATTGAAGAATTGGTTGATGATGAAGTATACGCAATGATTAAATCCGGAGAGATCCCGTCCGGCGGCGGAGCACCTGCAATGGGTTCTGTATGGGATTCAATGATCACATTCAGACATGGATCGCGTGTAATACAGAACGATCGAGCAGCGCGTATAAGCGTGCGAATGCGTTTATCATTGCTTAATATAAACTCATATTACGCTGCAGGGGGTTTATGGAAGTTAGGCGGCATAGAGCCTGCGGGATATCAAAAATATAATGAGGGGTTAATATATGGACATCACCCCGGTTTCGATGATCTTTATTATGACGGCACATGTTATATCGGAGCTGAATTGGATTTTAGTTCAAGAGATGGATTCCGTTTTTTCGGCTTAGGAGGAGCAAGCGGTAAGTATACATTTCCATGGTCTACGCCCAAGGTGTGGATATTTAGCGAAGATATATCAGGCACAAGCGGAGCTGCAGTTTCATATCCTGTAACGGTTTGGATCAATAAAACGTCAACTCAGTTAATAGTTTATGACGATGTTCCGCCGGTTGAAATTGTTGTTTGCGATTATTCATTAACTGAAGATATAGTTGCTCCCCCTGGTACTCCGATTGCAGGAACAACAGTTTCAATAGCAAATCCTGGATGTCATTATGTTTTTCCTGCTTATGAAATAGGTACTGATACAGATTATCTTGAAAACACTTTATTTAAATCAACGTTAATTTATGATTGTATAATGCTTTCAATACCGAACGAATTCGGCGCATATATTTACAATATAAGCGATGATGAACTTTTAAAACTTGTCTTTCCCGGACAGGATAATATAACAGTTCAACATGTTTCTTTAGGATATGGAGTGTGAGTTAAATGAAATTATCAAACAAAATGTATGACAAACTGAAGTTCATTTCCCTTGTTATCCTTCCTGCGATAACGGCTTTGATCATTGCGTATGCAACGATCGGCACGATATGGGAATGGCCAATGGCTGATATTTTTCAGAATATCAGTGCAACTCTCGTAGCTATAGACACGATGTCTGGTGTCTTAGTTGATATATCACGAAGAAAATTTGAAAAGGAGAATAGTCAAAATGAAGAAATCTACCAAGAATACGAAGACCACCCCGAAGGTTGAAGAATCCGTTAAGAAGATAACAAGGGATATGACTAAGATTAATAACGCTGAGATCGCCAAGAGAGTTAAGAACGGGGAATATGGCGAAGACTGGCGGTATATCGTAAGAAAGAAAGGCTATTGTGTAAAAGCAATAGAGGTACTGTTAAATGGAATGGATTAATTCTGTTTTAAACATTGTATTGACTGCTGTAATGGGCTATGTAATATGGCTCTTGCAGAATCATACAAAGTCAAAATCAACAATCAAAGAAGCACTGAAAGTGCTGTTGCGTGAACAGATCGAATATCGTTATGACATGTTTCGTGATTGTGACACTCTTACTAAAGAAGAGTATCATGATTTCGAAGAGATGTGTAAAGTGTATTTTGATTTAGGTGGCAACGGCACCGGAGAGCGTATGTATAATGAAATCAAGGGCAAACCTATAAAGGGGTGAGAACGTATGCCAAGCAGATTTACAAGCGAGATCAAACTGTATGAAGTTAAGGATATTGGAAACGGCAGATTCCCTGCATTTTCCACTATCGCTAAACAGACACAGTATTTTGAAAGTAAAAAGAAAGCCACAATTTCTAATGGTAAATTAGTGCGTGGCGTCGGAATTGTAAGGGTTAATGTAAGCACTAAGTCATTTTATAAATCGATGAACTATTTATCTTATAAGAATCCTGATTACGATAACAAGGTGTTTTATGCGTTCATCACTGGTTATAAATACATTAATGATCAGTGCACAGAGTTGTCGTTCGCTATAGACTACATTCAGACATTTATGTTTGATGTAGAGTGCGTGGGTGCTGATACTGTAGTAGACAGAGAGCACTTGTCTCAGGCGAGGAAAGCGTTGGCAGTAAATAACCCGTTTAATAAAGAGTTGTGGGAATTGGAGACAGACGAGCCGTTGCCTGTAGGAACTAATCTCGAAAAGAGAGACTACACATTCGAAACATATCAGTACGGTGAAGAAACATCAGGTGCTTTGGATAAAGATGCCTTTAAGTTGTTTGCAGGTTCGAATACAACAATGTGTGTTGTATATATCAGTAAGATAGACTTTACAGGACTGGATGAATACGCTACAGAACATAGTCAGACGTTGCCTAGTACAATATGGAGTGACTTTATCACTAATGCAGCGACGCCTGCTCTGGGTTTCAGTATCGATTTCGACGGAACAGTAACGGCTAATAGTCAATACGCAGGCACAGACTTATTGTCGTATTTCCCTAACGCATGCGCTATTCTCTGTTTACAGCGTAGCTCCGGTACGAACGACTACACATTTGAGAAACTGGCGGAGTACTTGGTTCAGTGGAATTGCGTTAGTGCAATAGTCAACGTTGTTGTTGCAACTGAGGCTGTATTGAACTACGCCTTTTTCGATATGTATCAGGGTTCTCCTTGGAAAGCCGTTAGTACATTTGTACCTGCGAACGACAGCATTCACAATGAAAAATTATACAGATTTCCGTTCCAGTACTTGCGTTTGATCACTCCTGATTACAACGTTAAAGAGCTGAGATATGAGTGGTTTAAGGACATTAATGGACCGGATACTCCTGTTTCGTGGGAAGTAGAGATCGGTATTGGAACTGATATTATAAACGGATTGACAATAGTCGCTGCCCCTGTAAACTATAAAAACGACTATCAAAACATAGATAGTAATACTGATATAGATACAAGCGAGGGTGTGTTTTACAGTGCATTTCCTACAGCACCTTATAACATTGACGCATTCTTGGCACAAATGTCAGCTACGGCGGCAGAAAGAACACGCTCAGATACTTTGACTAACGCTAAAAGCATTAACGCTGAAATGTATGGTCTGGGCGCAAGAAAAGAAGAAGCATACGCTGTTACAGAAGGAATGAGTACTGTAATCGGGTCTATGCTTGGAGATGTGTCCGGCGGGTTCGGCGGCACACAAGCTAACTTTATGGAAGTTCCGAACGTTGCTAAAGGCGCAATGGATCTCGGAATCACACAGAATGAACGACAGTTACAGTGGGACGCTAAGATTACTGATCTGCAGGTTACAGCAAACGCGGCGGCGTTCTTGGTCGGTGATGATACCGGCATATTTGCTCAGAACTACCGGTTCCTTAAAGGAACTTACGCTGTTGATCATTACGTACAGCCTAGCGGGGAAGGATTTAGGAACTATACACTGTATGGATTCTTGAACATCTGTTGTCAGAAAGTTAAATTAAGGCAGGAAATACTTGATATGTATGATGACTATTTCAGTTCTTATGGTTACAAATCAGGGCGTATGGGTGAGCCGTATGTTATGTCATTCATAAGGGGCGGAACCGATAGTCCTGAGTGGATAAACGGTGAAACGTACTGCAAGACAAGCACAGCACATTTCAAGGGCA